GCTGCGAACCTGCCGTCGCTCGTAGAGCAACTTGAGAACTCAGCGGCGGCGGCCCAAGACATATTCGATGATGCTGTCGCAGGTGATGATGATGCGGCCGACGACTTCGAGATGCTTGCTGATGGGGCGTCCGATATTCGCAGGGCTCTGCAAAGGGTGTTCGTTCTCGCGAACGACCTCGGAATCTATGTTGACTGAATTGTTCGGTTATCTGTACAACCAACCAACCAACCAACCAAGGAAACGAAAAGATGAAAGCCCAAACGAAACTAGACTTCCGAAAGATCAACGATGCGATCAAGATGCTGAGTCGCGACGATCGCACAACAAACCTCGAAACAAAGGTTGGCGACAACCCTCGTGCGGTTGCTGCCACCCTGAACCTGATTCAAGAACTCTGCGAGGTGATTCGGCTTCAAGAGAATCTCGCTGGCTGATTTGTTCGGGTATCTACACAACCAACTACGCAGGGAGGCGTAACCATGATGACTTGGGAAATTGTTTTCGAGTTGCTGTCCGTTTTGTTTCGGCTTCTCGCCGCAGGACAGGCAGGCTGATCTCTGGTTGGGCCGGGGGCGGTCACGGATGGCCGCCACCCCGGTTCTCCAATTCACTAACCGATGGAGGATGATCGTGCGACATATCAGGACACTACGCGACCTCGGCGAAGAACTGGCCGAGGCAATCGAAGCAGGTGACAGAGACAGGCTCGAACAGGCTTGCCTCTACGCAGGCTGCTACACAATCGTTCGGCGGGCTGCGTCCGTCGTTGGTATCGAACCGGCTGTGCTTGAGGAAGCACTCGCCACAATCTCTTGACCCCTTACCCAGACAGGAAACCAACCAATGCAGACGTTCATGCCCTACCCCACGTTCGCTGACTCAGCACGATGCCTTGACAGGCTGAGGCTCGGCAAGCAGAGAGTCGAAGCAAAACAACTCCTGCTCGCCCTCGGTGTTGCGGTCGGTGACCACAAGCCGAATCCCGAGAGCCACTGGCGAAACCACCCAGCGGCAAAAATGTGGCGGGGCCACGAGCGGCAACTGGCTGAGTACGCTCACGCCGTTTGTCGGGAGTGGATTAGCCGAGGGTATAAGGACAGCCTCGCCCCTCAGTTCGCATCCATAGCGGCAGATGCGTGGGCCGCACCGATGCCTGCGTGGATGGGCGACGAGGCTTTTCACCGCAGCCACCAGAGCAACCTGCTCCGCAAGGATGCTGAGTTCTACGGCCAGTTCGGCTGGCGTGTCCCTGACGACCTGCCGTATGTGTGGCCGGTCTAATTGTTCGAGTACCCAACCAACCAACCAACGAGGAACGAAACCATGTGCCAAAGATTGAGAACGTGCCACGATTGCGGGGCTGTCGGCTCCGGCTATTACGAAGGCTTCGAGTTCGAGTTCTATGCGTCGGGGAACACTCGCTGCCACCGATGCCCTGACTGTCATGAGCGTGCGATTCAACTCTACGCGAGATGCACCTACGGAGGGTTTTCGAGCGGCTATGGCGACCGCCGCATCCTCTGTGCTAGTCACTTCGGCTTCGGTCGTGGTGTCTCTGAGTACGCACGACCCGTGTCGAGGGGGGCTGCCTGATGTCACACAACGGCTACCGAAACTACGAGACTTGGATCGTGAAGGTCTGGATCGACAACGACCAAGGGCAGCACGACTACTGGATCGAGGTCGCAAGACATCTCGATCAGACAACTGAGCCGAGCAAGTTCTTGACGGCTCAGCAGGAAGCAGAGCGGCGGCTTGAGGAGGCACTCAAGGCGGCTCACTGGGACGGATTCGAGAGAGCCGAAAGCGTCATGCTTACTGGCGTCTTCATGGACTTGCTGAAGTCGTCGCTCGAGGAGGTGGATTGGAAGGAACTTAGCGAAACCATCATGGAGGAGGCTCACTCATGAACGTACTCATTGTTGTTCCGCAGGCGGTCGGGCCTGCTTGGGAGAAGGTCGCACGGATGGCCCCGGATGCTGAGGCGTGGGAACACCAGATCAGTGCGAGCGATTATGCCGCAGGACGAGACGCCACCCTGCTCGGTATGGACATGGGGACAGGTAAGTCGCTTACGGCATTGATGGCCCTCGGCCTCCATCGCGAGCGACTGCGTGTGGTGAATCTCACCAAGGGGGGCAACGCGAAGCGGGCGAAGGAACTGGCGAACGCCATGCTGACCAACAAGCCGACGCTGGTGGTCGTGAATTACGACTCAGTGTGGCGAGGACAGTTGGCGAAGGACATCATGGCAACGCGATGGGGGGCGATTGTTCTCGATGAGTCGCACCGCATCAAGTCGCCGGGAGGAAAGGCATCGCGATGGCTGGCTGGCCTTGCGAAGAAACACCCGAAGGCGAAGCGTCTCTGCCTGACTGGCACGCCGATGCCTCACTCGCCGCTCGACCTGTACGGGCAGTTTCGGTTCCTCGACCCCACGGTGTTCGGGACTTCGTTCACGAGGATGAGGGCTCGGTACGCAATCACCGACCCTGTATTCCCCAGCAAGGTCGTCGAGTGGCGGAACCAGCAGGAGTTGTCAAAACTGCTCGACGAGAACTCGTGGCGGGTGACTGCCGATGAGGTGCTTGATCTGCCGTCTACGTTACACGAACGAATCGAGGTCGACCTCAGACCGAAGACGCGAGCCGTCTACGATGCGTTCGAGAACGAGATGGTCGCAGACATCGACACCGGCGTGATGACTGCATCGAATGCACTGACGAAGTTGCTGAGGCTTCAACAGGTGACGTCCGGTTACTGCCACATCGACGGTGGCTTCGATATGACGCTGATCAGTGGGACGCCCGAGAAGGCGTTAGCACTTGAGTCGATGCTCGAAGACCTGCCAGCCACCGAGCCGGTCGTTGTGTTCTGTCGGTTTCGTCACGACCTGAGAGAGGTCGAGGCGATGGCGAGAAGGCTTGGGCGACCGTACTCAGAAGTGAGCGGAGAGACGAAGACGCTGGAAGAGTGGCAGCGTGGCGACACGACGATCCTCGGTGTTCAGATTCAGAGTGGCGGGGCTGGTATCGACCTGACGAGAGCAGCCTACTGCGTCTATTACTCGCTGGGCTTCTCCCTCGGTGACTACGACCAGAGCCTCGCGAGGCTTCATCGTCCGGGGCAGACGAGGTGCGTGAGGTACTACCACCTCGTCGCGAACGCAACGATCGACGGTTCGGTATATCGAGCATTGAAGAACCGCCGAGACGTCATCGACGGGGTGCTTGACCAGTTGACCCAACGAGCCGAGGAGGCTGCCTGAGATGAGTGAGGAACTTGCAAAGATGCTCGAGAAGGTTGCGAAGGCAAAGGCAGTAAAGGCTGAAGCCGAGCAGGTGCTTCGAGAAGCGAAGAAAGAACTCGAGACGGTTGAGGGGCTGGCGATCGAGATGCTGGCTGCGTCTGGTCTCGATCGTGTGAACGTTGCAGGACGAACGTGGTGGTCTGATGAGGCGATGAGCCTGACCGTCCCCAAGGAAGTTCGCGACGAGGTGTTCGATGCGGCTGAGGCCGAGGGCATTCTCGAGGAGTTGATGACGGTCAACACCACGACGCTAAAGGCGTGGCTCGTTGAGCGTGCAAAGGAGCAAGGTCTTTCACTGGAGAACGCTTGCGAAGGCACTGCGTTCAAAGGATTGCTGAAAGGCTATTGTCGAAGTCGGTTGTGTAGCCGTGCTTCGTAGTTAGTTGTTCGTGTACCCAAAGAAGAAGGAAGTCAACTATGACATCCGGTGAACTGATGATCGGGACCGAGGACAGCAAGTTCGCGGTTCTGCGACCCGACAGTGACATTCGTGAGGCTCTCGCTGCGAACCTTGCTGCCGGAGAAGTGATTGAGGCGAGCGATCTGCCTCGTGTGTCTGTGCCTGCCGGCGGCGGGCTCGTGTGGTCGTGGACGGACTCGGGGAACAACGATCAGTCGGCGAAAGCGATTGATGGCGTGCTCGTGTGGTTCGGCCCGCAGGGTACGTTGTGGGGAAGTGAGCAACCGCAGTCGGGGGTTCCCCCGGTGCTTGTTACGCACGACCTCCAGACTGCGTACCGAGTGAACGATGACATCGGCGACCTCGATGCCGAGGCGTTGGAGTCATGTCGCATCGGCGACCGCGAGTACGACTGGCAGCGTCTTCCCTACAACAAGCCGGGAAGTGCTGGCAACGGAACGCAGATGCGTCGGTGCAAGGAAAGCCGGCTGCTTGCCATCCTCCGAGAGGACGATGCGTGGCCTCTGCTGGTTCGGTGTGGTGTCGGGTCGTTGAAGAACGTCCGGCGATTCCTGAAGACAGGTATGACGGTTCCGCACTATCGGACTGTCGTAAGCCTGACGCTACAGAAGGCGACGAGCGAAGGCGGCCAGCCGTACTCGCAGGTCGTGCCGAGAGCGATCGGGACTCTGTCGCAGGAGGAAGGGCTGATCGTGCAGAAACTCTACACGCAACCACTGTCGAGAATGTCGCAGCAACTCGGCAGCAACAGTGACGACTGATGAGTGAGGCTAGTTCGGGGTCGTCCTGTTGCCCAAGCGGGGCGGCCCCGGCTGCTTCTCACGATGACTAAAACAAACCCAACCACAGACACGAGGACAACCAAGAATGAACACAAACGCTTCGATCGGGATGCTTGCTGCGTCCTACACGCAACTGGGGTGGAAACTGGTTCGATGCTACGGAGTACACGAGCCGTCTGTCTGCACCTGCGCAAAGAACGCCGACTGCGGAACGCCGGGGAAACACCCAGTCGGTGAACAGTGGGATGCGAGGGCTACGGGCGACGAAGAGACGGTCATGAGTTGGTTCGAGGGAAAGATGCCCGTCAACGTTGGGCTGCTCCTCGGGCCGCGATCGGGGGTCATCGACATCGAACTCGACGGCCCTGAAGCGAAGGCCGCTTGGGATGCGCTCGAACTCGGCGAGATATGGACGCCGACCTATCAGGCTGGGCGTGGGCCGCACCGATTGTTCAAGTGGTCTGAGAAACTGCCGGCGACATCAGTGAAGAAGCCGATGGGTATTGAGATGCGGATCGGTAACGGTGGTAAGGCGATTCACTCTGTAATACCGCCCAGCACGCACCACACGGGAGCGATGTACCAGTGGATTCCGGGACTGTCGCCAGACGAAGTTGAGTTGGCCGAGTTGCCTGAGAAGTTGGTCGAGTTGCTATGGAACTCCTCGGGGCCGGACGACAGTCGAAAGCCTGCGAGGCTCGCTATGCACGAGGAGATCCCTAACGGTTCGCGGAACGAAACCCTGCATCGGTTCGCTGTTCGAGAGGCTGCTCGTTGCGGGCCAAACCTCGACGACCCGTTCGAGCAACAAGACCTACTCGCCAAAGTGCGAGCGATCAACCTCGTGAACTGCAAGCCGCCGCTGCCTGACTCTGAGGTCATCAACTGCTACCGGTCGGCGGTTGCATACATACGGAAGACTCGAGCCGCTGAGATCGCACCCGACGAAGCCGTCAATGCAAGCGAGCAAGGGAGGTCGATCGTCAAGAAGGCCGAACCATCAGACTACGTTCGCACCCTGACTGTCGAAGGGCTGTCGTTCGGGCCGCTTGTTCCCGGCTCAGACTCGACGCCGGAGTGGAAGCCCGGAGACTGGCGGCTTACTGTTGTTCACTCTGACCCGCTTGAGTACAGGCTTCATGCTCCTGCGTGGAAAAAATGGACGGCAGACGGTACGGGCAACGTGTCGCTGTCTGTCGATCAGTATCGCTCGGCACGAAAAGTGGCGGCGAGCGTACTGGCTGCGACTGGTGTGGTGATGCTAGACGCCGAGCCGAAGCGATGGGTGCAGATATGGGATGGCGGCTACAAGGTTGTCGACAAGAAGGACGGTGGCGACAAGGAACGAGTCGCCCTCGGACTGAAGGCGAAACTACTCGACAACGTCGACCATGAGTGGCCGGGGGCATCGAGCCTTCGGTATGTCATCCTCGCAGGCTGGCTCTACGACAGGCTGGCTCAGGCATCGCAGCCATCTGAGGACGACGTACCCGACCCGAGCGGCCGAGCCTCGTGGAGGCAGGACGGAACGCTATGGTTCTCGTGGTCGAAAGTCTGGGAAGACATCGAGCGGCAGCATCGGATCATGGAGGGGGAGCGGCTGTCGCTGAAACGACGCCTGCTGGCCCGCTTCGGGGGCGAGAGCCGCGACTTCAAGCACGCCGAGTTCAGACACCTCGGAGGGACTCGCAAGTCTTACGTTGTCTGGAAGGCTGCCGAGTTCGCTGTACTGGAAGGCATGGCGAATGAGGCGACCCGCGACGGAGCCTGAGCCGTGAAAAATGTCGCCCCTTTATATAGGGAAAAAAAATTGTCTCGAATCGTGTTCGCGAGGGGTTGGTTTTCAAGGCATCGTGCGTTTCGTGCTTGTTTTTCAGTGGTAAAGCGTGCCGCGAAAACCTGCGACAAAACCTTTTCTGCCGAGAAAAAAATCGTGTAGCAGCCTTTTCTACCCCCCACTCCTACTGGACGACCTTACATAATATGACGAAAACAGCCATCGCACGACTGATCGGTGGAGCAGGAACCGGGAAGACCACCGAACTGCTCAACATCATGGAGGGAGCCCTCGACGCATTCGGGGGCGACCCCCTGATGCTGGGCTTCGCATCGTTCACAAGAGCCGCGAGGGCTGAGGCTGTCCTGCGTGCCTCTGGTGCTTGGGGCGTCAGCGAAGACCTGCTGTCGAACAAGGGCTGGTTCCGCACAGTTCACTCGACCGTCTACCGCTGCCTCGGAATTGCAAGCGGTGAACTCCTGACCGATTGCAAAGACGACATCGAGTGGGTCAGTGAGCAGTTGGGGGTGCGAGTTAGGACTGAGGTCGACGAGACCGGGAACAACAAGTTCGTCGGCGACCCTGCCGTCGCTGCTGCGCTCAACTGCTGGAGCATCGCACGGGCCACCCTGACCCCGCTCAGTGAAGTCGTTCGAGCGATGCGACAGATCGACGACGGCATCCCCGAACTTGGTTCTGTTGTTCGGGTATCCGACAAATATGAGTCGGCGAAACGGATTGAGGGACGAAGCGACTTCGCTGATATTTTGCTGAGGTTCTCTGGCATTGGCATCGCGCCACAGGAGGGGCTCTACGAGAAGACGCCCGAGGGTGAGTTGCCCGAGGTCGGTGCTTGGTTGTTCGACGAGCAGCAGGACGCGAGTGCCTTGCTCGATGCTGTCTGCCGCAGGCTCATCACCGCACCGACTGTTCGCTGGGCGTATGTCGTCGGTGACCCGTTTCAGGCGATCTACGGCTTCGCTGGCTCGAACGCCAAGTGCTTCATGTCGTGGGAGGTTGCGAAGGAGCGAACCATGCCGAAGTCGTGGCGATGTCCGAAGCCGATTGCTGAACTCGGTGAGGCATGTCTGCGGAGGATGCACGAGGGATACTTCGACCGAGGCATCGCACCTGCTGACCACGATGGCGTTGTTCGTGAAGCCGGGAGCATCGAGGAGGTCGTCGCCGGCCTCGACCCTCGCGACTCATGGCTACTCGTTGCACGAACGAATCATCAAGCGAGCCGGATGATGGCATCGCTTCATGGTGCTGGCAAACCTGCTCGATGGACGAACTCGATCGAAGGCGTCACGAACAGGTCTGCTGGGCTCGCTGCACTCTACAACGCCGAGAAGGGCAAACCGATCTCGGGTCGAGACTGGGCGAAGGCTATCGCACTCATCCCGACAAAGGGGCGTTCGTTGAGTGGTGAGGGAACCGAGCCGATGCTGGAGCGTGGATCGAAGACACGATGGAAGAACGCCGAGACGGCTGATGATTGGGACGTCATCTTTCCGGACGAGATGAAGAACGTCGGAGCAACGGATGCTCTCATCTCTCGAATCCGTGACGGCTCTTGGGTCAGCCTTGTCGACAACGCCCGCGACTGGCGAAGGCAGGCTGAGGCGTACGGGCCTGCTCTGGCCGCCGACCCCACGGTTCGTGTCGGCACGATCCACTCTGTAAAGGGCTCAGAGGCAGACAACGTCGCGATGCTGACCACCATCAGCAAGCGTGTCGAGGATGGTGCGGCGATGAGCAGAGCCCAGCATGACGAGGAATGCCGCATCGCGTACGTCGGAGTCACCAGAGCAAGGCAAACGCTCACGCTCATCAAAGAGACGAAGCCCGGCGGATTCTATATGGAGGTGTGACGATGGACATATACGAAGGCGACGAGACTTGCACGATGTGCGAGGCGACCCTGTTCGAGATCATCGACGAGCGGAAAGGAGAGGACTTGATTCGCTGCGTATTCTGCGGATGCGACACGAAGTTGCGGCCAACCCTGAGAAAGAAGCAGCCGAAGAAGGCAGCAAAAATATCGGGCGACTTCCGCTTTCAGTACGGAAGGTTCAAGGGCATGACTATCGAGGAGGTTGATTCGGAGCCGAACGGCCGACGCTATCTCGAATGGGCGGCAAGTGACAGTGAGAAGTTGCGACCACGAATCGAGGAGTTCCTGAGAAGCAACGCGACGCCGTTTGCGTGACTTGCGTTTCTCTCTTTCCGCAAGATCGGCAGCCCAGTCAGGAGGTGGCTTCGTAACGCCTGACAACCGAGCCACGGTCTCATCGGGTCGCTGGCTCTGGTGGACGAGGCTCCCGGTGTCTGGTTGGTGACGCCGGGAGCCTCTGTCTCACACGACCAACCAACAAGGAGCGAACGAAATGAGCGACGACGACTCAGCACTGAGGATCATGCGAACATTCATCGACCGCCACAGTTCAAGCAAGGCAAGCGAGGGCGACTGCGTAAACAACCCGGCCCACTACAACTCGCATCCGAGCGGTGTCGAGTGTGTGGTTATCGCTGAGGCGTTTACCTACAACTGCGGCAACGCGATCAAATACATCTGGCGCGCAGGTCTGAAGGGCGACGAATCGAAAGCAGTTGAAGACCTACGCAAGGCTGCGTGGTACTGCACGCGCGAGGCCGACAGGCTCGAAAAAATACTCTTGACAAATCGAAACAACGCGCGATGATGTTCGGGAATCCTAACAACGCGAGAGGCAAGGATGCCGCTAGAACGCTCGATCGTTGCATCTATTGTGCGAATGGCTGAGAGCCAAGGTTGGTGGACGATGAAGATTCACGGAGGGCCGCACCAGAAGGCTGGCGTTCCTGATCTTCTTCTCCAGAAGTGCGGCGGCAGTGTCTGGTTCGAGGTCAAGCAGCCGGGGAATCATCCGACGGCAATTCAAATCGCCCGCATGAACGACATCGAGAATGTTGGCGGCTGTCCGTGTTTCGTTGTCACAAACAAGGAGGAAGCACGTGAGTACCTGCTTCAAGTTGAGAAGCGTCACTGTGGGCGAGGTACGGATGCGAATATGGGTGAGGTCTGACACACCGTCGTGTTCGCACTGTGACTCTGCCGCCGACGAGGCCGCGATGCTTGCAAGGATGCTCGCGACTGATGAATCAGACCCCGGCGACCTTGCTGAGACTGTCTGCGAACACATTCGCTCGATTGCAATCATAGAGGTGATTGATGGAACGACCGGCGACGGCGTGTTCCTGAACTGCGAGGCCGAGCAGTCGTTCGATCATGAGGAGACGATCGAACTCTGACCCTGCGTGAGGAGTTGCTCGAATGGATTCGAGGCCGACTTGGAAACGTTGCGAACTCTGCGGAGAGGCTACATGCGAGCCGTGGCGTCGATGCTCTGACTGCATAAGCAGAAAGAAAAGCGACCCAGAAGCCGAACGCAAGATCGCGTACGAAACAAGAGTCGAGGGCGGCAGGAGGCCGCAAACTCCGAGCGACTGGCTAGCCACGAGGGCGAAGCAGGAGCGAGGCCGGAAGCAGCGACGAGCCGCCTCGCAGGCGATGGATGAGAAGCCGGACGACGAGACGCCGGGGACGAGGTATCACGGGGACAACTACGAGGAATGAGTAACGGCAGGCGTTCTGATTCACTGACATCGGAACAGGAAAGGATGCTGCGGGAGTTGTGGCCGAAGGCAAACATGACGACGGCTGAGATCGCTGCCTACCTCGGCGAGAAACAGTGGACGATCAACGATGCCGCAAGACGACTTGGGCTCGGCCCGAAACTCAGAATGTCTCGGCGATTCATTGAAGACCCTACGCCTGAGCAGATCGAGGTCGCTTGTGCTGAGATTCGCCGACTTCACTGGAACGAGGACACATACGACCAGCGGGCTGTCTCCGGTGCGTGGCGATGCCCTGTCGTCTCGATCAAGCGAAACTCGTGAGGGGGGGGGGCTATGCGTGTAAAAT